AATCCAACAACTTTACTATACTTGAATCTACCGCCAAAATCATTAATATCCGATGATGAAGAGTATGTTGTTAAAGTCTTTGTTACTGCACTAAGCAATTCAGTAGCATCTGAAGTTGCGTTAGTGTTATAATAGACCGCAGTATCGACTTCAACGAAGAGATACTTAAGATCAATGATTTCTGGTTTAATTCCAGCAATAGAATACTGTTTTAACTGCCTAGAAATATCATCCTTAGTGATTTGTGATAAGAATGAACCATTTTTAGGTTTTACTGAGATAAAGACCTTCCCATACTCAGGAGGATCTAGTTCTTCCCCACCGTAGGCGGTCACAGACTCAACGTTAGGATATACGAATGGAATTATCCCCGTATAGTCATTGGCGGTCACGGCACGATACTGTGACGAGTATATACGAGGTGCAAGATACTTAATAGTGCTTACATCTTCAATATTATCGCCTTGTTCTGATTTTTGAGTTGTTGTTAGGAGTGAAATACCACCAGTGATTGTACTATTAGTATCATCCTTCAAAATTCCCACAAATGAGAAGTTTCTAGCGTTATTTCCCAATGCTCCGTTAGTTACAATGTAGGTAACTTCAATAATTGCTCCAGCAGGCGGTTTTTTACCAATAATTCCGTCTCCAAAGAGGATTTCATACTGCTCATCTTCAATTTCTTGGATTAAGAACAGTTTGGAAGTAGAATCTACTCTTAAAATGTTGTTATATAGCTCATAAATCTCATTTGTGGTGGATTTTACCGTAACACGAATGGAAGTGGTGTCAATATTCGCATTTGGTAAAATAAAACGTTGATTTGGTTGAGAATAGTCAATTTGGAAGGATTTTGTAAGATAAACACCTTCATAAATCGTCAAATTGGAGAAATTAGCAATATTATTCTCACCAGTTGTAGCAACGAAGTCATCTGGAATAGAAAATATGTATGCACTACCTTGTTGAGTACCTAATGCTACCTGTCCCGCCTTTAAAGTTACAATTTTTGTGTCATTTGTCCCCAAATCTACGCTGAAATTAACCACAGCTTGTGCAGATCGAGATGATCTAGGTACATAACCAATATTTCTTGCTAGTGATACTACATTTTCACGCAAAGTAGCACTATCAAGGAAACATTCATTGACTGCCATGTTCGTATTGTAAGCAGTAATGTATGAGTTATACGCTAAAAGGTCAATTAACGTTGAAAAGTTAGACCCTTCAAAGTCGAAATCAGCGAAATCACTATTAACACGCAGATAATCTTTAATTTGGGCCCTTAGATCAGCGAAATCTAGGTTTGTAAACTGGTTAAATGACATTATATTCTAGTTGATTGAAGAATAAATTCTATATTTTGCCTTGGGAATGGTAATCCCACAACGTCATACTTAATTACAACGGTCAATTCATTAGTATCTATTGGATATACGACAGATATATCCGTATTTTTTATTCTAGGTTCAAAGTTGTCAAGTAAAAGTTGTATATCATCCTCAAGAACTAAAGCATTATCAGGATCTGCCTGTTCAAATAGAGAATCTTCAATTGAACTACCCAATAATGGGTTATAAAATCGTTCTCCAATCCTAGTTCGCACTAAATTAGTCACAGATCTTTTAATTGCAGACTCATTTGTAAACACGCCAATGTCATCCGTCACAGGATGGCGGGTGAATGACAGACTAATATCTTTAAAAGCCTGACTTACCGTTAGCGATTTGTTAACTTTCTGCATTTTCTGTTAACTTTTGCTTTCTTTTTGAGTCATGAAGGAAATCTCCTACAACTTCACGCAATAAATCGTCAGATTCTTCGGGTTTATCGAGTAAATCCTTTCTATTTGAGCTAATGTAGTCAATTTTGATATGATCGTTATGCATTTCCTTAGTAAAAAGGTATATCATAATCTATTTAGCGACAAAAAAACACCTTTAGGCAAGGAACCCAAAGGCGTTTGAATAATATTTGGTTTTTATTTAACCTGAAGCTAGTGGAGATTGTGCATTATTGTTGTTGGCAGCAGCTTTTTTGCGTGCTTGTTGGCTCACATCATACTGTCCTTTAACACTACCACTAGCAAAACCAGCACTTACTACATTATGTGGTGACTTAGTTGGATCTGAATCTGCCATTGCCTCTCCATTTTTCTTTATCTCCCTCTATTTATAATTTTGAGGAAAACGACGCCGTTTTTTCGGTTTGTTTTACGCCGAAATTTTATTCTGGAGTTGCTCTTAACCTACTTGGAGAGACACCTTCATTAATATGAAAGTTTAATCTCTCCTCTGCCTGGGCTTTGGTAAGATGCACATCCCTCTTTTCATCAGGAATACCCCAACCATTAGTGCCAAGCTCCATAACTTTGTATAATTGGTCTGCCATACTATATCACCCTAGTTTTCTCATGTCCAACACGAATCTTTGGATCACACCATATCTCATATCCTGCTTCTTTCGCATCTAGACAGAAAGAAACGTCTTCACCACACATATCCTGTACATCACCAGACTCGAAGACTTGCATCTTTGGAGCAAACCAAGGATACTTCATCTCTTTATTTTCAAAAACTCCATTCTTAATGAGAAGCCAACCAAATCCTGTGTAGTCAACTGTGAAAGGTTTTCTACGACGAGAGATAGACTCAATAGTCTCGTGGTTCATAACTCCGCCATTCTTAGCAAAGTCATCTTCTTCTAACCAATGTGCAACCGATGTTGTCTTTCCATCTTCTGTGCAATACCAACCAGCAGCAATATCCTTTTGCATCCATACCAAACGGTAGAACTTCTCAGTATCGAAAACGATATCGGAGTCAATCCAGATTTGATAATCGTATTTTAGTTTTCCGTCCCAAGGTATTTGGTCTGGGCCTCGTAGAACATTTGCGCCCAAACACTTGCAACGTGCAAAGTTGACCATTGAAGAGTAGTCTTGGGAGATTTGGATACTAGATCCGTTTTGTACGAGGTCAAAACATAGTTGAACGAATGCTTTTAAGAAGATATATGATACTCCTCTTCCAGGCAGACAGAAAACAAATGCTTTTCCTTTCGCTAATCCCTTTGCCTTTTCTAAATCAAAGTCATCTTCGACCTTTTTTGTTTTAGGGGCATTAGCTTTTACTGTAAATCCTTTAGCCATAACGTGTATTCAGTACATAGTAAGTATACCACGGTCAAATCAATTTGTCCATAGTAAGTGTATTATATAGTCAAGATTTCTTAACTACTTTAATTTCCTCATTTCGGAGTTCGTCATCAGGATAATGCGTAAAATACGCTCTTAAAAATTCTAATTTGTGTTTTAAGTCCGTTTCCTGAACATCGGACATAATTTCTTTATCGCCAATAAAAACGTTATAAGTATTCATCTTCCCATACCGCCATCATGTCTTCTAGATCTTTCCGTATATTCGGATGATACATCAAATGGGTATCGTTTTCAAGTCGGAATTGCAGTGATTCATATAGAAGTTCCAACTCGCTTACATCCAGATCAATATTCATCTGCGAGTAACCATATTTCATTCCTATCTATAAAATTCAAATCTTTAACCTCTCTCGATATTTTGCACGGCCAGTAACAACCTTATCCATTTGTTGTTTACTATAATGACCAACATAGTATCCTTTAGCCTCTAACTGTTTAGATGCATTATCAAGGGCCGTTATTCTTTGTACCATTACTATAGTATACATCTCATCTATTTTACATAGTAACCAGATGTCTTTTCCCTTTTGATTCAAAAACGTGTTGAGTCCATCGACGCCACCGCCCATGTTATCTTGGTTTATATTATTCGCATTACTCTTAGCAACAACTAAGACAACATCATATGTGTCATCAAATGCATCTACCTCTTTACTTACAGCCTCCCAATAGTCATAGGCACTAAAGTAATCGTATACCTTTACATACTTAATCTTACCATCATCCAATGCCCTCTTTGCAAAAGGACAACGAGCGCCTTCATATACAGTATCTTTACCAATATGGTCTTCATCAGTATCACCTAACCAGTTAATCCAATCAGTAGTAAAGTCTTCAAGGAAATCAAGAACATGGGACATTAAAAACTAGCCTCCTCATATTGTTCTAATTCTTTCTCACTAATCTCACTATAAGTAATACCATCCCAATAAGAGTGATACAACCTGCCCCATATTACTTTAAACTCATCTTCGTTTAAATTCTTGAATAAACAACGTTCCTTTAAGTAGATATGGTAAGTCTTCATTGTTTCTTTCGTACAGGTACTTGCAATTTCCAACAACCTCCATCCAGTTCAACTAAATCGAAGTTCTTTTTAAACTCTTTCTCTCTTGCCTTTCTCTCTTTCTCCATTGTTATTT